TTAGAACCTATCCAAATAGAAATTTCTATTGAGTTAGATAATAAATTTGGTAGTAGGAGTAAAAAAGCAAGAGAAGGTTTGTATGAGGTAAGAAGAATACAAAGAGTTAGTAGGGAAAAAAGAGAACAAATGGGTGAATTATTTATGAATTATAAACATATAAAATAAAATGGAAAGATTTAGTAAAAAAAGAGTATTGGATTATATGAAATGGAAGTATTACTCTCAAAAAGATTTAGTAGATAAACTAAAAGAGGATAATCCAAATGGTGAAACCTACTTAATCAGTATGGAATTAAAACTTCAATATTTGAGAGAAGTGTATTCGGATTTATTAGGGTTAGATAGAATTGATATACCAACAACATATAAACATAGATAAAACCGTAGTGACAAAAACACCAAATCATCCTCTGCAACTCAACAATATAAAGGGTTGTAGAGGGTGTTTTAAAAATCTTAACTTAACAAAAATTTATGAAAAAAGGATATAAAGATATATTTGAACAAATGGGATTAACTGCTGAAGAATGTTACTTAAAACAAAAAGCAGAAATAGAAATGTTGAAAACACAATCAACTGCAAATTACCTACATCACAAAGATAGTAAGAAAGAGGTAATGGAATTTTTTGATGGGTTATTAGAATGTTCTCAAACAAAATCTCAAAGAGAATATTTACAATCTATCAAAGATAATATTGAAGAAATTATTGAAGAAAACTTAAACTCACAAAATTATTATTATGAATAAAACAATTGAAGAAAGAATAACCGATTTAGAGAGGAGATTTCGCCCTATTGAGTATGTTCTATACCGAAGTGAATTTGAACCTCTTATTGAGGAAGCTAAGGGTGTAGAATTGAATAATAGTGGTAAGGTGTATACCGTATCAGTAACCTTTGAAACTGATAAAGGTAATTACACAAAAGAATTTGAAGTAAAAGCCTATACAAACAAACAGGCGGAGTTCTTATGTGATAGAGATATAATGCATCCTAACTTACAAAACTTAAAGAAAGCAGGTAAGATAAGATGGTATAAAATATTAAGTAAAACATCAAAATTAAAATAAGTTATGAAACTAAAATTAAACATTGAAACTATAAGTGATAAACTATATCAGTTATTGTTAGAAGAATTTAAAAAAGAAGCGATAAGTAAAGGTATTGATTGGGATAATGTAGATGACCAACAATGGGAAATTATTTGTAAAATTAAAAAATAAGTTATGAGTAAAGTAAATCCAATTGTATCAGAAGTGCTAGATGTATTTGATACAATTAAAAGTAGAACAACAAATTTTATTAAAGATAAAAATGCAGCACAAAAAGGTTTAATGATTGCAGGTGATGCAGGTATGGGTAAAACAACATCAGTAATTCAGGCTATATTAGCGTGTAAGTACCAAAATAATGTAGAATATGTAAAAGGTAGTAATTTAACTGCACCATCTTCTTATGTAAAATTTTATCTTAATAGAGGACCAGAAAGAATTATTGTATTGGATGATGTGGATGTTATACATAAAGGACCGAAAGATAGAAGTGATATTATTGAAATGATTAAAGCAGCAACTGAACCTACTATTAAAGATAGATTTTTAGGTTGGGAAAGAGCTAATGATAATTCTTTAATGAAGTTGTATGATGTTCCACGTAAGTTTAAGTTTGAAGGTAGATTAATTTGGATTACAAACAATACAATGAGTGAAATAGAAAAAGCTACCAAATCGGATTTCTTTCCTTTAATGAGTAGATTAAATCCAATTAAAGCGGTATTTAGTAAAGAACAAAAATTAATGTATACAATTTATCTAATAACTGAAAAGGATATGTTAGGTAAAAGTTGTGATGGTAGAGATGGTGGTTATCCTCAATCAGTTCAATTAAAAGTAATTGAGTATCTTAATAATCATTATAGACAGTTAAGAGAAGTAACACCGAGAGTTGCTCTACTGATAGCAGATACAATTCAATCTAATCCAAAAGATTGGAAAAAAATGTTAGATAGTAATATGTTAGGTTGGGATTAAAATAAAACATTATGAATACAAAAGATATACAATGGGGTAATGTTCAGTTACCTAATTTAACGGATGAGGAGTTGTATGGTAAAAGATGGTTAGATAGAAGTGAAGAACATAATAAAAAAATTGGAAGAGCACACAAAGGTAAAAAGAGAGATGATACTTTCAAACAAGCAGTTAGAGATGGTGTAAACAATTGGGTAGATACTTTAACTGAAAAACAAAGAAAGGAACTTTTTACTAATAAATCTATGTTAGGTAAAAAACATAAAGCAGAAACTATTAAGAAAATGCAAAAGAAAGCTAAGGGTAGAGTTATTAGTGAACAACAAAAAAATAAAATATCTAATACATTAAGTGTACCAATTATTGCAACTAATCTTAAAACAGGAAAACAAAAAGAATATAAATCTACAAAAGAGGCATCTACTAAATTAGGATTAACAGGAATACTGCATGTTCTAAAAGGTAGAAGTAAACAATGTGGTGGATATTTCTTTGAATATAAAAAATAATTTCGTTAAAATAATTTTGCTGATAATTATATTAGTAGTATCTTTAAGATATGATACACATATTATAAACACAAACAAAACAAAAACACAACACAATGGCAAAAGACCCAGCAGTATTGTTCTACACATCTGATTTTTTGAGTAGTACAATCACAATGACAATGGAGCAGAAAGGAAAGTATATTACATTACTTTGTATTCAGCATCAACAATCGTTCTTAACAGAAGAAGATTTTCAGACAGTTCTAACTGATAATGATAAAAGAGTTAGAGATAAATTTATTAAACAATCAGATGGTACATATGTTAATCTTAAACTTAAAACTGAAAGTGAAAGAAGAAAAGCATATACTGAAAGTAGAAGAAATAATAGAAGTAAGATAAAAAATAACTTATCAGAAACATATGATAAACTAATGGAAACTGGAACTGGAACTGAAACTAGAACTGTAACTAGAAATGAAACTTTAACTAAAACTATAACTGATACTATAAATAATAGTATAGCTAATAAGATGAAAGTAAAACCCTCTGATAAAGAAATAAAAGAGTTAGATAATTTGGTATAGTAGAAAAAATAAATTATATTTGTTATATAGAAAGTAGCCAGTATCTTTACAGCCATTTAGTTCTGGTTACTCCTTATAATATGATAGAGAGGAAAATAATACTCTCTCAACCCCTACAATTCTTTCGTAGGGGTTTTTTTATGTCTAAAAATATTTTGAAATATAAAAAAAAAAGTTTATCTTTAATTAAGGTTTGGGAAAACCAGGTAATATATATTAGTATACATAAAACAAATACAATGGCTAAAACAGAAAGATGGGTTGTTCCTACCTATAAAGGAATTGAATTTAATGACTACCTTATCAGTAATTTAGGTAGATTAGCAACAAATAAGAAATCTCCTAAAAATTTAAAAAAAGAAACTTTATTCGGTGATTACAAATTAGTAGAAACTGTCCCACAAAATAGAGGATATGTAGAAGTATACCCTTACACAGATGATAAGGATAGAAAGTATTTACTATTACATAGATTAGTTTGGGAAAGTTTTATTTGTGAAATACCAAAAGGATATTGTATTGACCATAAGAATACAATTAAAACTGATAATAGATTAACTAACTTACAGTTATTAACATTTTCAGAAAACATTTTAAAGTATCATAGAAAAGATAAAAAGAAAAAATAGTATGTGCATAATTAAATTAGGAAACATCGTAGAGGGGTTAATTAACGTAGTGACATTGGGATGGGGTAAAGATATCGCAAGTTGGATTGCTGGGAAACTAGGGTATGCTAGTTGTGGTTGTGAAGAACGTAGAGTGTATCTCAATGAATTATGTGGTTGTAAAGAAGGAATAAAATTGTTTTAATGGCATTTAAAAAAGAGTTAAGTAAATCCTGTCGTAAGTGTGGAGTACAATGGTTAACTGATTTAAGTAATAAACAACCGAGAAGAGCATTATGTAAAGGTTGTTATTACATTGAATTAGAAGATAGAAGTAGAGAAGAAAGGGAAAAACGAGCAGAATCAGGAGCATTAGTAAATAGAGTACAACTATACAAAGATTATAAATTTGAGAATAGAAAACCATTTTGGGCACAAATAAATAAAGAATTAAAACCATTAAAGGATAGAAGTGAAATAAGAGCATTCATTGGTAAACAAATGGATAGGATATTAGAAGATAGAAAACTTATGGAATATATAAACCTAAAATCATTAGACGAAAATAAATACAAAGATGAATAATATAAAAGAAATATACCATCAGTTATGTGAAATAACATCTGATATCAATGAACATTTACCTACACTAAAAAAATATGCAGAAGAGTGTGAGCATATAACAGAGATGGGTGTAAGAAACATTGTATCAACATTTGCTTTACTTATGGGTAAACCAAAGAGAATGATTTCGTATGATATTAATTGGCCAAATGGGATAGAAGGATTAATTTATGATGTAAACAAATATGAAATAGATTTTGATTTTAGATTAGGGGATACAACTAATTTAACAATAGCAGAAACAGATTTATTGTTCATTGATACCCTACACAATTATAGACAGTTAAAAGCAGAATTAGAACTGCATGGTAATAAAGCAAAGAAGTATTTAATCTTTCATGATACTACTTCATTTGAATTTATTGGTGAGAGTTATGAAGGAACATATGAAGAAGGAATTTGGAAAGCGATAGAAGAGTTCTTAACTGATAATCCACATTGGGAAATAAAAGAAAGATATACAAACAATAACGGATTAACAATATTAAGTAGAAAATAAAACAAAACAATATGATAGAAGTAAAAAGTACATTAACAGGTGAAACACCAAAAAAAGAATTTAATCCTAATATGGGTTATATGGTAGATTTCACAAAGTTACAAAACGTAAATGATTTGGTAACAATCCTTTCAGCAATGGGAATTAGTTTTCCAGGTAACCATCCATTGATTTCACATCTTTCTCCTTTCCTTAATTTAGAAAGTCCGTTCCCATTACAACAACCAAATAAGGCAGAGTTTATACCATTAAAAAAAGATGATTTAAAAGATAGAATTTTTAATAAAGAGAATTAATATGGAAGAAAATAAATATCATCCCCTAACAGAAATTGAATATAAAGAACTAAAAGCTAAAATAGAATCTATTAAGGATTATTTACCAGATATGTTATTAGGATATGTTTGGAGTACATATAGAAGAATAACTAATTCAACGGAGAATCAACCCTGTGGATGTAAGACATCTGCGGGATTATGGAGAAAGGCGGTAGATGTATTGCAAGACTATATAAAGAGAGTAGAAGCGGTATAATGAACGAAGTTACTGCATCAATACAATCAGAGTGTAATAGTAGATTAGAAGTTCTATACAACAAACATCATAAGTGGTTAGGAGCGGTAGCATTTAATATATCGCAGAATCAAGAAACAACAGAAGAGTTAGTATCAGAACTTTATCTTTACTTAGCAGAGAAGTGTAATCCAAAACTATTTTATTTAGATTCATTTAACTTACAATATTGTAGACAGTTTATTCTAAGCAGATTTATCAATGGTATTAAAAGAGATAATAAAAAGAAACCATTGGCGGATGATTATGATGAAATAGATACAGAATACGATTATGATTATGATGAGAGGATAGATAAGGCATATGATGAAATAAAAGAAGAACTACATCATATGAAAAATAGAAAAGGATTTGCAAGTGCGATGATTTATGAACACTATTGGTTTAGTGATAAGACATTGGATGAAGTAAGTAAAGATATAAGGATAAGTAAGAGCACGGTATTCTTAGCGGTAAAGAAAGTAAAAAAACATTTAAAAGATAACATACAAAACCCATTTGGAAATGATTAAAGATGAACAAAACATTAAAGAGATTGTAGAAGCAATTAAAAAGAGTATGAACATTGAAGAGTTAGACGAGTTAGAAAGACAATACAATGAAATGTACAAAGAGTTAAAAGCAAGAGAAGAATTTCTTCAATTAAGAAAAGAAGCTAAAGAATCAGAAGAGAATGGTTCAACTACAAATGAAGCATAGATGGTTATATATGTATATACATTAAAATAATATAGAAAATAATATATATGCCATTTGAGAAAGGACATAAGTTAGCAAAGGGAAGACCATCAGGAGCATTGAATAGAAGTACTGAACAAATGAAGTTGAGTATAGCAAGAGCAACTAATAGAGTATTGGATGATATGCCAGTGATATTAGATAAACTGATTAAAGAGGACCCAAAGGCAGCTGTTGATTTAGCAATTAAACTGATGGAGTTTCACATACCAAAGATGAGTAGAGTTGAAATGAAAGCAGAGATAGAGCAGAAGATACAACAGATTAGTATTAACATAAACAAAAGTGGTTCTAATAATGGAATTGAACATTAATACAACAGTTACCTTTGAACATCTTTTAGATGCAAAGAGTAGAATCACTCAACACATTGGAGGAACGAGAAGTGGTAAAACTTACGCAATACTACAATGGATAATAGTTCAAGCACTTCAATCAGAACAAACAGTTACAATAGTAAGAAAAACAATTCCATCACTTAAAAGAACTGTAATAAAAGATTTTACAGATATTCTTAAATCAATCAATATATGGTCAGATGAAAACTTTAATGTTACTGATAGGGTCTATAAGTTGTACGATAGTACTGTTCAATTCCTCTCTACTGATGATGCTGATAAGTTACGCGGTATTAAATCAGATATTCTTTTTATTGATGAAGCTAGTGAAGTGGATGAAGAAAGTTATTTTCAGTTATCTATCAGAACTACTAATCGTATCATACTCGCATACAACCCAACCATATCACCTTATCACTGGCTTAGACAAATGCAGGATTGTGAGAGGTTTGTAACGAACTATAAAGATAATCCTTATTTAGAAAAAGAAATTATAAAAGCAATTGAGGATTTAGAGTTTACTAATAAAAAGAAATGGTTAATCTACGGAAAAGGAGAATTTGCTTTGAATGATAAGGCGATATTCCAATTTGATATAGTAGATTCATATGATGGTGAGTTTGTAGGATTTGGATTAGATTTTGGATTTTCACAAGATCCAACGGCGTTAGTGGCGGTATATAAGAATGGTAATGATTTATATTTAGAAGAATTAATTTATGAGAAAGGATTAATCACATCAGATATAGTAGAGAAATTAAAAAAGTTAGATATAACAAAGAGTGAAGAGATATGGGGTGATTCAGCAGAACCTCGTCTAATAGAAGAAATATATAGAAGTGGATTTAATATTAAGCCGGTAGTAAAGGGAAAGGATAGTATTAAGTTTGGTATAGGTGTAATGCAGAATCATAAGATAAAGATATTAAAAACTAGTCAAAACCTTATTAATGAGATGTATGGGTATCAATACGCAACTGATAAGCATGGTTATACTACTGATACTCCTGAAGGTGGATTGGACCACTTAATAGATGCGGCAAGATATTGTTGTATGATGAAGTTAAGTGAGAAAGCAAAATCAAAAGGTAAATACGCAATAACAATAGGAAATTATAAATACTAATATGAAAAATAACGGAACAATAGAAATAGGAGATAAAGTATTCACAGCAGAAGAGATAGGTCAACTGATAGAATTAGTAAATGAATTAGTTGATATCAATAGTGAATTAAATGCAAGATGTATAGCGATGAATGCAAAATTAGAGAATGAAGAAAAGAAAGTAGTTAACTTATCACAGAGATTAGCACAGATGAGTTTAATGTTCACAAATAAAACCTTTGAAGCATAATGAAAAAAGAAATAGAAATTAGTATACCGCAAGGTTATGAAGATATTACATTAAGAAAATATCTAGCACTACAAAAAGAATTAAAGAACTATGAAGGTGAAGAAGATGCACAATCAACTTTGTTAGTAACCTATCTATGTAATATTGATGCAAATACATTAGGTGGATTAGGTAAGAATGATTACAATGCAATTAGTAATGAATTAGGTAAGTGGATTTCTAAAACAGAGTTTGAATTAAAAAGATTTATCCAAATAGATGGTGTTGAATATGGATTTGAACCTAACTTATCTAACATAGCGTATGGAGCATTTGCAGATTTAACACAATATGGTACACTAGCAATAGATGAGAATTGGGCAAAGATAATGAGTATACTATACCGTCCTATTACAAACAGAGTAAGAGATACTTATGAGATTGAAAAATATAATGGTAAAATAAATTCAGATAAGTTTTTAGATGTTACTATGGATATACACTTTGGTACTTTGTTTTTTTTTGTTCGTTTATCAACAGACTTACTGAAAAGTATCCTGAACTCTACGAAGGAAGCGGAGTTTCCTCACAACATCAAATCAATTTTGGAAAGAAGTGGGGAGCTTATACAACAATCATGGAATTAGCAAATGGTGATATATTAAAGATTGATACAGTAATTGAACAACCATTAGAAAAGTGTTTAATGTATCTCTCATATAAATCAGATAAAGTAGTAATGGAAGATTTATTACACAAAGAAGCCCTAAAAAAGAATGGTTAATAATAAACAGATATTTGATTGTTAAAGATATAAAACATCACAATGGGTATTTGGAGTAATAGCAGAAACGGTAACCTTAGATATTCTGTCAATAGAGAGAATAATAGTGGTATATATATCGGACCTACACAAGGTTTATCATCACCTAAGAATAGTAGAAGAGCATGTTTATGTATTAATACCAACACATATAGTAGAAAGTGTTGTAATGGTGCATTGATAGAGCAAGGAATAGGTCAGATACAATCTCCATATCCAATCAGAGGACCATTTACGGATGGATTTGATGATGGTTTTGAACAAGCTGAACAACAATAAAAATATAATATACTATGGCGGAACAAAGTAAATATGTACTAATATCTGAAAATAACGCATCGTTTCCTAATAACAATACAGGCTTTATATCTCCTGAATTATTAAGAACATTTAATCAGAATATGATTGATTCAAATGTTAATCAGACAGGATATACTGAAGATAGTGCATCAACAGCAACACAATTAAGAACATTAACAACGGCGAGTAGTAGTTTTAATAGTGATATTAATTTATTAGAAAGTACTGCAAGTTATTTGAACACTACATTTAGTACATCAGTTGATTTAAGATTAGATTCATTAGAAGCATTTAGTTCTTCTGTAATTTTTGATTTTATTAATACAGCAGAATTAAACGCGGCAACTGCAAGTTTAAGTGCAAGTTTAACTACAACTATTAATGGTAAATTAAATACATCATCATATCAAATAGATTCAGCTTCGGTTGATTTTAGATTAGATGCATTAGAATCATTTAGTACTTCATTAGACCTTACATACGCAAAAGAAAGTGAGTTGAATGCAAGTTCATCTACTTTACAGGCAAACATTGATACAAAATTAGATACAGCATCTTTTAACACATATAGTGCGAGTGCGGCAACAACCTTAGTAAATTATAGTAGTAGTGCATTCACATCACAAAATGGTTTAAGTTCATCAGTTGCAAATACGATTACTTCTTTAAGTGCATCAAACGCGACAACTGATAATACACAAACACAAAATATATTAATTGCATCACAGAGTGCAGTTGGAGCATTTGCATCAGCGAGTGCATATAGTGCAAGTTTACAAACATCTATTACAAATTTAAGTAGTAGTAATTATCAAACTGATTTAACACAGAGTAATAACTTAACTGCATTATCACAAAGTAATTATCTTACAGATGTAACTCAAAGTAATAATTTAACTATTGTTAGTGCGAGTGCATGGGGTTCGTTCCAAAGTGCAAGTGCATATAGTGCAAGTGCGGCATCTCAAAGTACATTTATATCTGCGAGTAATTTTAGTACTTATGCAAAATTAAGTGGTGGTAATTCATTCGTAGGTTCTCAATCAATAACAGGCTCAATAGCTATAACGGGTTCTATTAACGTTTTAAGTGGCAGTTTCAGCGGTAGTGTAGTAACTAACGTAAGTGATACATTTACTACAACTCCACAAATTAATACAATAGTAACATTAACAGCAAATGAATATAGTGGATTGGCAACATCATCAGCTAATACATTGTACATTATAATTTAACATTATGGGTTCAATCAAAGTAGGTAGTTTAACTCCATCATTAGTAGCGCAAGGAGGTTCATTAGTTAATTCAATGTTCTTTCAAAGTGATTTAATATACTCAAACTTTTTTAGTGCGAGCGGTGGAACTATGGGTACATATACTTCAGGTTCGGATACTTACATATATCATGAATATAATTCTACTGCAAATTTAAATGTACATTCTGGCTATAATAATTTAGTACAGGTAATGTTAGTTGGTGGTGGAGGAGGAAGTCCTACTGATACAAATAATAGTTTTAATGCAGTAGGTGGTGCAGGTGGTGGAGGTGTTTTATACACTTCATCTGTTTTATTACAGAGTGGTTCATACACAATAACAGTAGGAGCAGGTGGTATTGGTTGGAATAGTGGTGTAGGACCAGGTGATGGTCAACCTTCTTCAATTGTAGGACCTGGTTTAGGTTTATTTGCAAGTGGTGGTTTAACATATAGAAATAGTTCATTCATTGGAGCAGCAAACGGAGCTCCAACAAGTTTTGCAGGTGGTAACTCATATGATGTGGGTGGTGCAAAGTTTTGTGGAGGTGGTGGTGGAGCTGGTGAAGTAGGATACAATGGCGTATTCGGAGCAGCGGGTAATGGTGGAAATGGTAAAGTATTGGCATTAAATGGAACTTCATCTTACTACGGTGGTGGTGGAGGTGGAGGTTCTTATGATTATAGTGGAAAAGGTTTAGGTGGTTTAGGTGGTGGTGGTAATGGTGGTGAAAGAGGATTAGGCCCAGTAGCAGGTGTAGCAAATACAGGCGGTGGTGCAGGTGGTGTAGGATACTTTGCAAATTCATCAGCAAAAGCAGGTGGTAGTGGTAAAGTTATTATTACATATAAGAGTGGCAGTTTAGCTCCTCCAACTCCTCCTCCTCCTCCGTTCCCACCTGAAAAGATTATATTACCGATTACAGAAAGTGCAGGTACATTAGTTATATGGAGTGATACAACTTCATTGACGGGTTCTGTATTATATGATAAGAGTGGTAAAGGAAATAATGCATTGGTGAGTGGTTCAACATTAGCATTGACAGGTTCCAATGGATTTATGTTTAACGGAACTAATAACTATTTGAATTGGGCAACAACTCTTACAGGTCAACCTTCTTCATCATACACATTACAATACTATGGTGTTCCATTTAGTTCATCTGTAAACTATGATTTCTTTGTAAAAGATTTCTATACAAATGGATGGGATACTATTTACGAACCAGGTCCTACTAAAATAACATTTAGAGATAATGCGGGTGCAGATAAAACTTCTTCATTGTTTACTCCATCTACAACTGATAAACAACAAATAGTACTTACAGTTAATGCAGATACGAATGTTATTCAGTTTTATAGAAATGGTGCATTTGTAGGAAACTTCAATAGAACAACAGATGTAGTAAATAACTTTAACGCAGATGCATCTCCATTTAAGTTTGGATTTAATACTAATGCAGATGCAACTTACTTCAAAGGTTCATTAGCATCGGTGGCATTGTATAATAGAGTAATAACTGCAGCAGATGTATTCTTTAACTGGGGTGCATTGACTGGTTCAAGTTTCTAATAATGAAAGAAGATATAGAAATATATAAAGTAATGTTAGAATTATGTGAGGATGAAAATAAGGATTTAAATAGTGAAATCATCATTCTTAAACAAGTCATTACTGCTTTGAAGGGATATAATACACTTTTAGAAACAAAAAATAGAGAATTACTGAAAGAATATGATAATCTAACATCAATCAGTAATAGATTAAACTAAAAAAATAACAACAAAAATATATACAATTGTTAAATAATTAAAATATACTAATATGAACGCAAGACAAGTATTAAATAAAGTTGCTAAACTTTTAAATTTAGAAGAAGAAGTAGCTTTAACATATGCAAAATTGGCTGATGGAACAATAGTAGAATCAGCAACATTTGATGTAGGTGAAGACCTATTCGTAGTATCTGAAGATGGAACAAAATCTCCAGCACCAAACGGTACACATGAACTTATGTTGAAAGATACAGAAGGAAATGAAACTCTTATCAAAGTTATCACAGAAGATGGTAAGATTGTAGAAAGAGAAAACGTAGAGTTGAAAGCTGAAGAAATAGAAACTGAAAGATTACCAGGTGATCCAACAGAAGTAAATGATGTAAAAGATGAGAAAGCGGCAGGACAACCTACTGAATTAGCAGAAGTTGAACCAACTGTTTCTGAAGATGAAACAACTGAAGAAGTTGCTCCAATTCCACAAGATACAGATAAAGAAGAAATGGGTATGCCAGAAATGATGAAGAAAATGGAAGATATGGCATATAGAATTGATGAGATGGAAAAGAAAATCTCAAAGATGGCTGAAATAGAAATTGAAGTAAAAGAAGATGAAGAAGAAGAAGAGTTACCAAAATTAGATGGTGCACCGATTGAAGAAGCATTTAAATTTACATCAGAACAAAATAGTAAAAGATTTGGTAAGAAAACTGACAACGCTCAGAACACATTCTTATCTAAATTATATAAATAATTAATTAAAAAAAAAAAATTTAAAGAATGAAAAAAATTCAAAATTTTGCATCGCCTGTAATTACTTCAACGTATGCGGGAGAGGCGGCTGGAAATTACATCGCAGCAGCGTTGTTATCAGCAAAAACTTTGGATAACAAATATGTGACTATCATGCCAAACGTGAAGTTCAAAGCTGTTATTCAAAAATTATCGGTATCTAATATCGTAGCAGATGCTAGTTGTGATTTCTCACCAGCAAACGATGGTTTAAACTCTGGTTCAGTTGCATTAACTGAGCAGATCATTACTCCAAAAGAATTACAAGTTAACTTACAATTATGTAAGCAAGAGTTCGTAGATTCATGGGAAGCATTGAGTTTGGGTTACTCAGCTTTTGATACTATCCCTGCAAACTTCACAGATTATTTAATCTCTTATGTAGGTGGTATCGTAGCTCAGGCAACTGAACAATCTATTTGGAATGGTGATGCTAGTGCAAACGGTCAGTTCGGTGGTCTTTATAGATTAATCACTGGTTCTGCAGCTATCAGTTCATCTGCAAGTGGATCAATCACTTCTACAAACGTATTATCAGCATTAGATGCATTAGTAAATGCAATCCCTAACGCAGTATACGGTAAAGAAGATTTGATGATTTACGCTCCAACAAACGTAGTTAAAGCTTATCAACAAGCATTAGCTGGTGGTGCACAAGGTGCAAACGGATTTATGAATCAATTGAATGTTGGCGAAAAACCATTGAACTTCAACGGTATTGAAATCGCATTCTGTCCTGGTTTACCTGCATCTGCATTAGTAGCAGCTCAAAAATCTAACTTATTCTTTGGTACTGGTTTATTATCTGATTACAATACTGTAAAAGTATTAGATATGGCAGATTTAGACGGTTCTCAAAACTTTAGAGTGATTATGAGATATACAGCTGGTACACAAATCGGTATCGCAAGTGATATTGCTTACCACAAGAACTAATTTAACCAACTAATTTAAGGGGTGGGGTAACACTCACCCTTTTAATAAAACAAAAAAACTAATCATATGAGTTGCAATTTGACAGCCGGAAGAAACGAACCTTGTAAAGAGAGTATCGGTGGTTTAGCAGGTGTTTACTTTATCAACTATGCATCAGGCGGATTCACCGTTTCTGGTTCATTAGATGGTAGTACAGGTGCTTTACCTTACATTACTTCTTTACCAGCAAGTTCATCAGTTTATTATTATGAATTGAAAGGAACATCAGCTTATACTGAAACAGTTAATACATCACGTGAAAACGGAACTACGTTTTTCTCTCAAGAATTAACTTTAAATTTAAAGAAGTTAACTAATCAGATGACTACGCAGTTGAAACTTATGGCATGGGGTAGACCTCAAATCATAGTTTGGACAATGAACGGAGATGCGTTTTTAGTTGGATATAAAGAAGGTGCAGATTTGACAGGTGGAACGATTCAGACCGGTGCTGGTATGGGTGACCTTTATGGTTATTCTGCTACATTTACCGGACAAGAACAATTCCCAGCAATTTGGATCTCTGGTTCAACAACAACAACAGCAATTCCAACAGGTGTATTAAACGGTGGTACTATCGTATACGGTAGTTAATCGGTATAATAGCATAGAAAATATTAAAGGGTATTCTAACGGATACCCTTTTTTTATTTGATAACTTTGTAAGAGTTAAATGTTATATATGTAGAGATAAATACAACATAATGCTGAGTTATTACCTTAATAATACAAATTCTTATACGATTAGAACAGAAAATACTTCTTCTAATCAATTTACATCGTCTCTCTCTCTTCTTTATTTCTAGTTAGTTCATCATTTACTTCTTATGAAAACTTATTAGCATTTACTGCAAGTATAAGTGGAGCATATACAGGACAAGAGTTTAGAGTTAAAGTATTAAATTCAGGCAGTAGTGAACCAATTTGGTTTGGTTCTTTGCAAGTTTACCAATCACAATCAGTTGATAAGGCAGTATATAAAACACAGAATACTCAATATATTTCAAATGAGAGTACAAATGAATATATAATAATATAATATGAAACAAACAACAAATTTTAGTATAGTAAATAATCCACAGAACAATATGTTACCTGTGATAACAGAGGATACAAAAACTCGTCATCCTTATGTTCCATTCGGTGTTTACGGACATGATGATTTCTTTGCAGCAGTAACTATGGCATACAATGTTAGTACAACAAATGCGGCGTGTGTAGAAGGATTATCAGATTTAATATTTGGTAAAGGAATTTATTCAAAGAATGAAGTATTCAATGAAACACTACAAAAACTTTTACCACAAGAGGAAACAAAGAGAGTAGCATTTGATTTAAAGTTATTTGGTAATGCAGCATTTCAAGTTTATTGGAATACAGAGCATACTAAAATTGTAAAGTTATTTCATATTCCTATTCAGAATTTAAGAGCAGAGAAACTATACGGTGACCCTAAAATACAAAATTATTATTATTGTACAGATTGGTTTGACCAGAGAGCAGTAAAGAATAAAAAGAAAATACCTGCATTCGGTACTTCAAAAGATAAAATGGAAATAGTTTATATTAAGAACTATCAGCCAGGTTTATACTATTACTCTCTACCTGATTGGATTAGTGCATTACAATTTAGTTTAAGTGAAGGTGAAATCTCTAACTTACATTATCAAAATATTACAAATGGTTTCTTACCGGCAGTGATGTTGAACTTTAATAGTGGAGTTCCAGCACCTGAAGAAAGACAAACGATAGAGGACCTAGTGCACGCTAAATTTACGGGTACTGATAACGCAGGTAGATTTATGTTATCTTTTAATGATGACCCTGCAAACAAACCTACAATAGATACAATTGATATTCCAAACTTACATGAGAAACATCAGTATGTGGCAGAATATGTGCAAGATAGAATCCTAGTGGCACATAGAGTAACATCACCACTTTTATTTGGTATCAGAACACAGAACAATGGTTTTAGTTCTCAATCAGAAGATC